GGTGAGAAAGGTTCTGGACTTGACTACGACACAATGACGGAAGCCGAGAAGGCTGCTCTCAAAGGAAACAAAGGCAATTTGGGTAGAACTGGTTCTCCAGGTGACTCAATTACTGGTCCTCCAGGTCCAGGTGGAGGTAGTGGACCTCCAGGCCCTCCAGGCCCAGGTGGCGGCAGTGGACCTCCAGGCCCTCCAGGACCTCCAGGGCCTCAGTCCCCTTTCAACGGCACTTTCTATGTGTCTAATCACGTCTACGCTCAATACACCGGCGGCGGTGCCGGTGGTGGCGGTGTATTCAAAGGTGTTGGATTCAACTGCAAAGCAGGTCGATCTAATGGTCTACAACCACACCAATTCAATATCGATAACGACAACTCAGGTAAGAGACTGTGGATTGATGACTCTAATATGGGTGTCATCAGCTTGAGTTCGGACTACCGAATCAAGAAGAACGTTGTTCCGATTGAAACTAATTGCTCTGATCGCATTAAAGCGCTAAAGCCTGTTGAGTATCAACTCAAAACCTACAGTGATCCCGAGGATAAACTTAAGGCTGGCCCTCTGTTCGCAGAGGATGGGATTGTTCGTGAAGGATTCATTGCTCACGAAGTGCAGGAAGTTATTCCTAGTGGAGCTGAAGGTGAGAAGGATGAAAAGAACCGCATTCAGAACTTGAGAGTTGACGCAATCCTTGCTGTGACTGTCAAAGCTTTGCAGGAAACTCTGACCAGATTGGATGCTCTGGAAAGTAGAATAGAAGAACTAGGAGGTTAATAATGGCGTCTCTTAATTTTCCAGATCCAGCTGAATCACCATTTCAGACAGACGATGGTGTCGTCTATGAGTGGAATGGCCAAGCGTGGGAATGCATAGGAACACCTGGACCGCCGGGACCATCTGGCGGCGAAAAAGGTGCCAAAGGTGAGCGTGGCGACGACTGGGCTTACGACGATTTCACTGCTGATCAGATTGAAAGCTTCAAAGGCGCTAAAGGCGCTAAAGGTGAAAACAAAGGAGAGAAGGGTGCACCAGGCCCTGCTAGTACACAGCCAGGACCTCCTGGTCCTCCAGGTGCGGATTCAACAGTGATGGGGCCTCCGGGTCCTCCAGGAAATTCAATTACTGGATCGCCAGGAGATCGAGGAGATAAAGGTAGCAAAGGTAACCGAGGAAATCTTGGACCACCGGGACCTGGATCAAATTTTAGTAACCCGTATGCTCCAAATATGACCTTCTATGGGTCAGTTACAGCCAACAGCACGATTACAACTCAAGGCAACTTTGTCACTAACGAAGCGATTATTTTTAGTAAATTTAATAACGGCGCTATTCTCCACCTGCCGAACAATAACGGCCTGCTGCTGAAGCTTCACCTAGCTAGCGGCAATTTGTACTACGAGTGGAATGGGGGTTGGCAAGGGCCACTACAAGTTTCTGACCCTAAGTTCAAAGTCATCTCTAGTGATGGCAATCGAGCTTTAGATCGTTCCGAGTCTCTGATTGATAGCCTCAATGTCATCAACTACATCTGGAACGAAGAGGAGCTGAAAAAGGCAAACATTGCCACCGACCATAAGCCTGGTCAGGAATACATCGGCTTTGATGCCAACCAACTGGAGGAGTTAATTCCAGGCACTACAACTCTGACTGACTATCACATAGGCGTAGATGGTGAGCCTGCTGCTGAAGATCAGTATCGAACCCTGTCTGGTTACGCCAGCATGAACATCTTGGCTGCTCTCGTAAAAGAAGTACAGGTATTAAAGGCTAAAATTAAACAGATGGAGGGCAGTTAATTATGGCACTAGATTTTCCAACAGGTGTGCCTAATGGTTACGAGTACGTCTATACAGATCCAAAGGGAGCAGTCACTGTTTACATCTGGGTAGAAGATAGCGGTGTTTGGTATCCCCAAACTTCAGGTAAAGCAGGTCCTCCAGGTCCAGGAGGTCCTCCAGGAGATCCAGGTCCTCCAGGTGCTGACTCAACAGTGATGGGGCCTCCAGGTCCTCCGGGTAGCCCTAGTACAACTCCAGGACCTCCGGGTCCTCCAGGTTCAGGTGGAGGTAGTGGCCCTCCAGGACCTCCGGGTCCAGGTGGAGGTAGTGGACCTCCGGGTCCTCCAGGTTCAGGTGGAGGTAGTGGCCCTCCAGGACCTCCGGGTCCAGGTGGACCTCCGGGACCTCCAGGCGGTAACGTCTCTGCTGGTAACAATGGTTCAATCGTCTTGGCTGGAGCCAGCAGCGGTGTTAACAAATCTGCCAACAACACCATTCCTGGATCATCGCTGCGCTACAACAACGCTGGCGGTAGTGCTCAGAGCAATGCTCTCGACGGAACGTGGCGTTGCCATGGCAAGACCTCAGGTGATGGCACTAATTGGTCACCAAAACAAACAACTGTATGGGTGAGGGTTGGTTAAATGGAATTAATGAGATTATCAAGAGATCCTGCTGGATCCATTATTTTTAGAAACGCAAAGTGGAACCCTGTGGAAACTATTGACTGCGAAGTTCGGTTTCAAGAAACAGGTGACGAGTGGTATTGGTTTACCGCATCTCCTAATGATACTGTGGCCCACGGCAGAGAGTTGTTTGCACAGCTGACTCAAAGGCACGCAGCTGAAATAGCACCTTGCACAGACGAAGATCGTTGGAAAGAAGCAGCAGATGAACTGCTTGCCCAGCGTTATGTGGCTTTAAGCGATACTGATTGGATTGCTTGCAACGATGTAGCTTTAGAAAATCAAGGTGAATGGGTTGCATATCGACAGGCTTGGAGAGATATAACGTTGCAAGAGGGTTACCCCTTTGACGTGCAAATCCCCCAACAGCCTAAGGTCACAACAAACGTTTTTGCATCTACGAAGCTGGGTGAAACCAAGTAACTAAGGCATACTTTGTGCCCTCAGTTACAGGGCAAGCCCTGTGTGGATAATTCCAGTTGGATGGGAAGATAAGTGCCTTACCTTGCTGAGGCTTATATTTACGTCCAAGCATTTCAGTCTCACCACCTTTGAAGTCATCGTTTAGATACAAAACAACTGAGATCAGTCGAGTGGTGGCAGAGCAACCTCCTGTACTCTCAAGTTCTGCAGGTTGATCACAGTGCCATTCGTATTGTTCACCTTCATTGTATTTCAGCAAGCCTAAGCTCTCACGATAAGTATCAAAGTTACTCCTTACTCCAGGTAAGTACAGACAGTGTGCTATCTCTGGATACTCCCTTTTAATCTGCTCTGACCAACGCAGCAGAGCATCGTTGATTTTACGGTGGACTTCCTCAGCCAGTGGTCCTATCAAGGTACAAGCAGTGTTAGTCCGCGATTGATTAACTTCAGTTCCATCTTTATTGATAGTCGTTGACCTCTCATACTCTCCTGGGAATTGAATAATTCGATTACATAAGTCCGAATCTATACAGTCCACCATACGTGCGAAATTCATAAATACTCTCCTTTAAATCTTGCGGTCCAAAACGTTGCTGAATACTTTGTCCCAGCTGTAAGTTCATCGACATAGTGACCGTGTGTCACCATTCCTGGGAATAAAATCATTTTACCTACAGGTATATCTTTGTTATTCACTTTTTGCCGAGGCCAATGGAGTACAGCTCCTGTGTAATCATCATTGAGTTTTACACTACCTGTAACCATTGAGCTATCGTTGTGTAGCCCTAATGTCTTTTGAGTATCAGGTGAATACTTCATCGTAAACGCTTTGCGTAAATGATGGTGCCTCATTGGTCTCCAGTAGCTTTCAATGATTGGAGCAACAACTTCTTTCCAGTGAGCTTCCGCCTCCTCCCATAGACCTAGTTTTTTCAAATGAATGTCGTGAGATGGAAAAAGGTCATCTGGGTGTGGGTGCCAGCTACCATTAGCTTCTGAGATATCAATCCAATCTTGACACTGCTCAGGAGTCTTATAATCAATCAGAAGTAACTCGTCGCCTATTACTTCGTACTGAGTAGTGAACGAATAAGCGCGAACAGGAAATGCAGCTTTGTACATTTCATCGAATTTCTCTTTAGCTTCTTCACCTCCATTGCCGTGGTAAATGCAACTCCAGCAGCGGGTGACAGGGTTATAGATTTTACGATTTCTGATTTGAGCTTGTGGTTCGTGATTAGTAAATACGTATTGCTCTTTATCTAGTTTGCAGTCATACTTACCAGTAAGGTATTGCAACTGTAGAAACAGCTGATCACTGTTATCTTCTCTGATTGACTGGTTAAGGATATTGCGTAATTCGTGAACGCGTCCGATAAACATACCGCTGCAGAGATAACGGTAAGGAGTGTGGGATGGTGGCCAGCTCAACGATTTGTCAGGCCAGTTGTATCGCTCAGCTGAGAATAATATTTCTGTTTTAAAAGCTAGGAATCTACGGACAATTTCTTCAAGCTTACTGCTAATAAATACGTCATAGGCATCAACGAAAAGGACAACATCATTTGGCTTCATTCTTTTTAATTCTTTACTGAGCAGGTTTAGTTTTACTCCTCCTCCAGTAGAAAAATTCTGCAAGCCTCCCTTCCATTCCTTGCCTTTAGGCCATAGGTTTATTAGATCGATATCATAGGATTTGCAAGAGTTTGCCAAGCGTTCTGCCTTATGTTGATCAGAAGCAACACACATCACGTGCGTCTCGAAATCTATAAAGTAATCCTTGTGGGACGCTGGTTCAGTTGTAGTAGCCGCACCAGATAGCCTGCACGGGCTATCTTGCAAAGCACGTATATCAAGATGATCGGTGACACGCGGCAGTACTTCATCAACAGGAATGATCTCACAGCTAAATGATGACTTCAGTAGATACTTAGCTGCTTTTGGTGTGATGACATAGGCTGAAGTCCAGTATGGATAACAAGGGTGAGTCGCAGTAGCACCAGCCGGCTCTTGCTCGGACCAAGCAAGATATATAAGATCACCTTCCTGTTGATCTAAATTCAGAGGCAGTTGATCAGTGAATTCAATATCATCTTCAAGAATCAGGAAGGGTTCATCCGCCTCTACACATTCTTCCCACAAATACCAGTGACTAAGAAAGCAGCCAATCTCACCGTGAGTAAGCGTACGTTTCAACAGTGGGTCACGCCAATTTTTATTGGTGTCGAACCCCATTTCAAGCAACCTAGAGTGGTTAATATCCCTACCATCAACTGCATCAAAGACTACAAAACCTGGCAGATATTGTGAATTACGTTGCTTAAATCGATCAAGACGAGAAGGTGTTCTTTTTAAACTTACAACCTTTATTTGCATATGTATCCCAAAGTCTTTCAATATTATAGGAGCTTATTTTTGTAGAATAGGGTTACATCTGTGCATACTGTATGACTGTCGAAGAGCGCCAAGAATTCTGGGAAGCTGTCGAGAGTGGTGAAAATCCACTCCTGTCAGTAATGAATAATCTCGTGGAGAAATGGGGCTTGCCTGCAATCATTATGTGCCTTGGTGACATCTCACGAATACTGTCTGAAGACGCTGAAGACGCCAAGCATCTAACTGCAAATCAGCGCGGTTTGATTCTCGGTGCCTGCGCACAAGTGTGTAACTTGAGCGATCAAATGGCAGCAGAAATGGAGTTCCTTAAAGCTGTAGATCAATGAGTAAACAACGTATGGCTGGTCAAAGGATCAGTAAGGAAGCAATGACTCCTAACAAGCCTCAACGAACTCCCAATCATCCGACTAAATCTCACGTCGTGTTGGCGTCTGAAGGCGGTAAGCAAAAGCTGATCCGTTTCGGTGAGCAAGGTGCTTCTACTGCCGGCAAACCTAAAGAAGGTGAGAGTGAGCGAATGAAGAACAAGCGTGCTTCATTTAAAGCTCGCCACGGTAAGAACATCGCCAAAGGTAAAATGTCAGCTGCTTATTGGGCTGACAAAGTTAAGTGGTAATAGACAATGACCGTCTTTTACACAGGCAATAGTGGGAGGAGCACTGGACCTCACCTTGACTTTCAGGTGTACAACCCTGAAACGGGGAGCTATGAGGACTCTTCTCAGTTCACTGAGTACTTAAGTGTCGGTGATCAGCCGTTTAGCTATGAAATTACTAGTGGTTTCCAGCCTGAAGGACGTGTGAATCCAGTTGACGGAGTCACTCGTCCACACAACGGTACTGACTTTGCAACACCTCTGGGCACACCCATCACGATTAAAGGTGGCAAGCATCTGTCGACTTGGGATGACGAAGGCGGTGGGCGAATGTCGCAATACGCTATACAGACAAGTAAAGGCTTACGTGAATTTATTCTGCTTCACGGCAATGATCAGAACACAGTTACCGGATCAGGGGCTGTAACTGACTACGATCCGACATCGTTAGTTTCACCAACAGCAGTGCCTAATGGTGGTACAAACCCTCCTAAGCAAGTTAAGGCTAAAGAGAAAGCCAAAGCTTACAAAGATATGAGTAAGGCTGAGATTAACTCTGCCTATGACGCCATGCGCAATGACCCCAACAAAGCTGCGGTCGAAGGCATGAAGATGCACAAAGCTTACTTCAACAAACCGTGAGGCTCTAATGGCTGATGGAACTGCTACTAAGAAAGATCCCAAGAAGTGGGCGGCGGCTAAGGCTAAAGCTAGAGCAAAGATGGGAGGACATAGTGCTAGAGCTATGCAACTGGCTACTAAGTACTACAAGGATGCCGGTGGTACTTACTCTGGTGCCAAGCCCTCGGCGTCTAAAAATAAACTGCGTAAGTGGACCAAAGAAAAATGGCAGACAAAGGATGGGCCTGGTGATCGGGCTAAGCAATCAGATGGATCCACTAAACGTTACCTCCCTGAGAAAGCCTGGAGCAAGTTGAGCAATAAAGAGAAGCAAGCTACAGATGCTAAAAAGCGTGCTGGTTCTAAAGGGCAGCCGGTGAACCATCAGGTAAGTAATACGAGCGCCGCCGCTAGTGCAGGTAAGGCAGTTCGTAATTCTCGATAAAATATTAATGTAGGCCTCAGCGTAATTATGGAAGTAAACGTACGATCTAATACGCAACAGCCGGGAAGACCTGCTGAAAATCAAACGGTCAGGCTGCTATTACGTTCTGGACGTGAGCGGGTGCAAATGAAACGCTGGTGGAATTCCGGTGGTACTAATAAAAATTACATTGATTGCTCCGCTGCTAAGTTAGTAGACAATACGGGCTGTGAATATTTAATTGTGTGGCCTCATAACTATGACACTCGTCTAAATATCACTTGGGCTGCCCACGCAGGGACAATTACATTCACAATGTTCCGTCGTGCAACTCACGTAGCATTGATGTGTATGGACGGCACAGTGCTTACACACTGGGAGTTTGGTAAAACACCAGGTGTTAAACCAAGGCCGTTGCACATTAACGACAGCTGCCCTGATGGATGTACACCAGGCAGCGGTGGCGGAGGTGGAGGCGGTTGTAATACTGACGCCGACTGCCCACCTGGCTATCACTGCCAAGGTGGTATTTGTGTACCCAATAATCCCTATCACTGCTGGACCATTCCAGAATTGCCTACAATAGATACAGCTGAACCTATAGCTCCACTATCTACGAGCTTGTTCAACGTTTGTACTGACATTCCAGGTTTACCCCCCTTATAACAATGGCATTTCAATCCGGCGACCTTATGGTTGTCAACCGTGCAGGAACGGATTACAAAGCGGAAATCGATGAACTTCTTGCTGTAGCAGAGGGTCAAATTAATGATGGCAAATTGGTCATCAAAGAGAGCCAAGGTACGAATGGTAACCCTGCTCTTCAATATGAATTTACAGCTAACCAAGCTTCTGACTCACAAGTCACCATCGGCAACGGCAATCTTCAGCTCGTAGCTGACGATGGCACCCTCGTTGGAGATTTCTTCGCTAACCAAAGCGCCAACGCAGTCTGGCGCCTGCCTGCTCCTCCGCTCGTTGGTAGTGGAGATATTGTAATTGCAGCAGGTGGTGGCCTGACGACATCAGGCGATGCTACTCACAATGCAAACCAGCAAGACGACAGTTTGCAGACTTTGTCAGTCAAAACTGGTGGTGGTCTGGAAATCAACGGTAGCGGTGAGATTGTTATCAAGTCTGGAAGTGGCATCTCGATTGACCTTAACGGCAATGTAATCATCGACCCTACGTTTGATTTGAGTAATCAGGTTGAACTGGCTCTTAATGATTTGACTGACGTTGATGATACTGATGCCAACGAAGGTGAAGTACTGGTAAAACTTACCGACGGTACTTACGGGTTTAAGGACATCGCTGAGCTGCCAGCCGCAGTTCACCCGAAAGGTTTCATTGAAGTCAAGAACCCTGCACCCGCTGACCCTGTTCCTGGTGATCTGTACATTCAGCACGATCCCTCTGGTACAGACATCAACGGTCAAGTTGCTGATGCATCGTTTGTCGGAATTGCTGGTACTACGGTTGAAGAAGGTACATTCGTTATTTTCGGTGCTGACGATGAATGGCACGCTGGCGGTACTATTCAAAACGTTGAAGGCGTTCAGTCTGACTGGAACGAAACTGACAGTGATTCGCTAGCATTTATTAAGAATAAGCCTTGCGTTTATGAGTGCAATACTTACATTCCCAGCTTGCCTGAACTTCCCTGATAGTAAAACCGAGTATCCCCATCTTCGCTTCTGTTAATTATGGCCGATCTACAACCCGATGATAAGTTTCTAATCAACCGCGCCGGAGTTGATTATCAAGCAACTGTTAATCAGTTTGCAAAAGACATCAATATCCTCGTCGAGTGCGGCGGCGGCGCCGATAGCAACCATACCCATAGCTACAACGATCTGACTGATAAGCCAACAGAATTTCCACCGTCAGGACACAACCACGCTTGGGCTGATATCAGTGGTAAGCCAACGTTTTATCCTCCTATGACCCATACTCACAGCTACAACGATCTTACTGATAAGCCTTCTACTTATACCAAGATTGAATCTGATGCTAAGTTCATGCCGCTTGACCTCAGCACTCTCCCCCCACTTTCTTGAGGAGGCAATGATGAGTAAAATTGAAGACGCTGTCTATGCGGTCCAGCGAGGCGACACCCTTTATCAATGTGCTGGAAAAGATCTGGCATCCAAACTGCAGAGCAGCGACTTGCTTGTAATGCAGGACTCTGATGGAATACAAAAGACCTTCACCAAATACGACGCGGAATATCTGAACCCAGATCTTAGTAGTGGGGCAAGAGAATGGGAAGTATTGCTAGAACAATCTGGCTTGCAACCAACTAATGCCAAGTATATTGAAAAATTTGATTTATTTATTGGAGGGGTTTATAGCACAACCCCCGATAACATTGCAGTTAAAAACGGCAAGATAGTTCGCCATCAAGCCGTCCGGGTCTGGAGCGAGAAGGGGCAAACTTTTGACCCACAAAATGACGTCTTAGTTACTACAACCTTTATCAACCATAGAGGTTATACCCTCAACAAATGTATTTCAATACCAGACTTTAACGAGATTATAGAATTCGGCGATGATATTTACGGAAATAACTCTCCATATAGAGTTGTCGGAGCTGGCTGCTGTCCTGTAGAGGGTGGCGATACTATTTATTTTCACTTCAACAACGCTGTTGAGGGGCCTTCGGGTAATGGAATTGAGACAATCTATATCTATGATAACTATCAAGACTTCATGGATACTCATCTAGAGCAGGATACAACATTCGCTCGAGCGAAGAAGTATAAGTTGCCGTTCGTAATTTCAGTGGATGTTAAAGAGTTTATTGTAGACGAGGCAAATAAGCTCATTTATATGTATGAAGATAAATACCAATCAAGGATCTTCAAAATCGATTTGACTAACCCTGTTGGTGGTAGTTGCGAAATGAGTGGTTATTACAATAAAGGGATGGACATATCTATCATAGGTGATCATTGGTACTTGCTTACGAAAGATAGATGGATTTACTGGGGACCGGTTGGTGGTGGACCTGGCCAGGTCAATATTTACCAATTACCTAAGGATGCTGGAGGCCACGATTGGGGCTGGTATCCACCAGATACTTACAGCATGTCTGGTAATGGCGAAGAATTGTTTATTGGTGCCGAGAAAGGATCATTGTTGACGGTTAAAATGAACGGCGATCCTGATCCTAGGCATTGGGATTACTCGCATCAAATTATTAACGGCCCGGACGGTTTTCCGTTCTTGTTCATGACTATGGCGGATGACGGTAAAGGTACATACTTTGCCCCAAGTAAGGACTACTACGTCATCTCCAAACTGGAAAAAATCCTTATCCCTTGCACAGCGGCTGATGGCGTTACTTACACGGTAACTGGTGATCAATTTAAGGATTTGCTTCCGGAAATTGATCCGTCTCGTTTGCCCTGGGAAGGACATAATGGTGGTATTTGGCACATTAAGAATGTTCAAAACGATCCACTAGCACTCACAGGCAGTCCATTTACAGCTTGGGATATTGACGGCACTAATAAAAGGACAATTACATCAGTTGCTGTTGGTGAAGAGTTAGTGTTTATAACGGGTCCAGATTGTACTGACTTGTTTGAAGAAAATACAAGCAATACTTGGGAATTTGGTAACTTAACTGACACCAGTAGGGTGAAGAATATGACGTGGATGTTCTACAACGCCTGGAGGTTTAACTCAGACATTAGCGATTGGGATACGTCAAATGTGACGAGTATGTATGGAATGTTCCAGAAAGCCACTGATTTCAATCAAGACATCAATAATTGGAATGTGGCAAATGTGACGAATATGGGGAATTTGTTCTACAGAAGCGATAGCTTTAACGGAGACATTAGCGGTTGGGACGTGTCGAGTGTAGAGTCTATGAAGAACATGTTCTGCACGGCCGAAGTCTTTAATGCAGACATTAGCGGTTGGGATACATCAAATGTGAGGAATATGAGGAACATGTTCTATAACGCCTACGTCTTCAACCAAGATATTAGCGCTTGGGATACGTCAAACGTAGAAGATATGTTTTGTATGTTCGGCTCCGCCTATACATTCAACCAAGACATTAGTACTAAACAGGTTACTGTAAATGGCAATACTTATACGGCTTGGGACGTGTCGAATGTGACAGATATGTCATGGCTGTTCCATAGCAACCTTTCGACTTCGTCACACGCTTTCAATCAAGACATCGGCAATTGGAACACATCAAATGTGAAAAGTTTGGCTGCCATGTTCGACGGAGCCGCTGTCTTTGATCAAGACATTAGCACCAAGCAAGTAACCGTTGGTGGCGATACTTATACGGCTTGGGATGTGTCGAATGTGACGAATATGTATGCTGTATTCTGCGCCGCTGAGGTCTTTAACCAAGACATCAGTGGTTGGGATGTGTCGAAATGTGAGACTTTTAAAGGTATGTTCGAGATTGCTTTGGCCTTTAACCAAGACATCAGCGGATGGGATGTGTCTTCTACGCCAGATTCCGCTGCTATGCAGTCGATGTTCCGAGCCACCCCTGCATTTAACCAAGACCTCTCTGACTGGTGCGTCACTAACGTCGATCGACGACCTGATTGGTTTGATACGGGCTCCGGCTTCGAGGGTCAAACCGATAAGCAACCTTGTTGGGGTCACTGCCCTCGTGGTGAGAATGGAACGGTTGATCCTTGCCCACCAACAGGAATGCCCTGGGAAGGACACGGTGGCGGTATTTGGCATATTAAAAATGTTGCGAACGATGTACTGGATCTCTATCCCGGTCCATTTACAGCTTGGGATATTGACGGCACTAATGAAAGACAAATTGATCAAATTGCCATAGGTAAAGAATTGGTGTTTATAACGGGTCCAGATTGTACCGGTTTGTTTCAAGACAACGTCTCACAAACGTGGGAATTCGGCAACCTCACTGACACCAGTGAAGTGACGAATATGTCGTATATGTTCCACAATACCAAGGTCTTCAACGCAGACATTGGCGATTGGGATACGTCAAGTGTGACGAATATGTCGTATATGTTCAGCAAAGCCAATAGCTTCAACCAAGATATTGGGGATTGGAATACGTCAAATGTGACGGATATGAGCAATATGTTCGTAAATGCTTGGGGCTTCGACAAAGACATTGGCCGTTGGGATACGTCAAGTGTGACGAATATGGAGAAGATGCTCTGCGCCGCCTCGTCCTTTGACCAAGACATCAACAGTTGGGACGTGTCGAATGTAACGAGTATGAAGCGGACGTTCTACGTCTGCTCCGTTTTCAATCAACCCCTTGACAATTGGGATACGTCAAGTGTGACGGATATGATGAGTATGTTCGACACTGCCTACGAATTTAACCAAGACATTAGTAGTTGGAACACGTCAAATGTGACGAATATGGCTAATATGTTCAAGAGTGCCATTGCCTTTGACCAAAACATTAGCAGTTGGGACGTGTCGAACGTGACAGATATGAAGTTTATGTTCGCAGATGCCGAGGTCTTTGACCAAGACATTAGCAGTTGGGCCGTGTCGAACGTGACAGATATGTCTGCTATGTTCTCAGTTGCCCTAGTCTTTAATCAAGACATTGGCGGTTGGAACACGTCGAATGTGACGAATATGGGGGCTATGTTCACAGGTGCCATAGTCTTTGACCAAGACATTAGCAGTTGGGACGTGTCGAACGTGACAGAGATGTCTGCTATGTTCTCAGCTGCCAGGGAATTTAACCGAGACATCGGCGGCTGGAATACAGGGAAGGTACTGCAAATGGAGGCGATGTTCCAGGGCGCCACTGCCTTTGACCAAGACCTCTCTGGTTGGTGCGTGAGTAACATCACTCTACCCACCAGTTTCGACGGCAACTCCGGCTTCGAGGGTCAAACCGATAAGCAACCTTGTTGGGGTCACTGCCCTCGTGGTGAGAATGGAACGGTTGATCCTTGCCCACCAACAGGAATGCCTTGGGACGGACACGACGGTGGAATTTTCCACATCAAGAATGTGACACTGGGAGATATGTACCTCTACGTCGATTCCAGTATCAGGGACTACTGGGTCGATGCTTGGAAATTGGATGGCACTTCTTTAGGGCCCATCAACAAAATTGAGATGGATAGTGAAGAGTTGGTGTTTGTGACGAATCAGAATTGTACAAATCTATTTAACACCAACACGGGTGCAAAGTGGCAATTTGGTGATCTCACCGACGTCAGTAAAGTGACGAATATGAGTAATATGTTCAATAATGCACCAAAATTCAACTTTAACATTAGTAAATGGGATGTTGCCAATGTGACAAATATGTCTCGTATGTTCTGGAACGCAAGGCAATTCAACCAAGACATTAGTAACTGGGATGTTGGTAATGTGACGAATATGAGTAATATGTTCGCTGAGACAAGAAAATACAACCAGAACATTAGTAACTGGGATGTTGGTAATGTTACGAATGTAAAGAGAATGTTCGCTAATGCGTATGTCTTCAACCAACCCATTGGTGATTGGAACGTGTCGAATGTGACGGATATGGGTAATTTATTCTGGAATGCATATGAATTCAACCAAGACCTTTCTGGTTGGTGTGTAGACCCAGAGCCTAATCACTCAAATTTCAATAATTACTCGGCAATGCCAGAAGACGGTTCTTATGAGCCAAAGTGGGGAACCTGTCCTTGAGGAGAAATTTGATAGTCACATTTTTAGATAGCAATAAGTAGACTTATAGTGTTTAGCTGAACAATATGAAACAACCAAACATTAAAATCCTGACCCCCTGCTATGGGGGCAATATTACATCGGGATATTTCCACAGTACACTTAATCTTTTTCCGTATGCAATACGGAACGGAATTAACGTTTCCATCGAAACTCTACCTAACTGTTCTTTGATCAGTCTTGGTAGGGACATGATGTTAAGAAAGGCGATGGATGATGATCAGTGGACCCACGTTATGTGGATCGACGCTGACCTACGTTTCAAGCCTGAATATATCCACTCCATGATCCTTGATGATAAGGATATTGTTGGAGGTTTCTACCCTAAGAAGGGTTTACCTATTGACTTTGCTTCGTCTCCTGAACCTGGAGGCGAGGAAACTGAGTTCTTATTTGAAACCATCTACGTTGCCACAGGCTTTATGTTGATTAAACGTGAAGTCATTGAACATATGTATGAGCATTTTAAAGAGGAACTGATGTTCAGGTATCAAGGTGCAGATGACTATGTTGATTTATTTGCCCCGATCATTGATGAGTCTGGCTTGTATCTATCTGAAGATTACGCCTTCTGTAAGAGAGCTAAGAGCCTTGGCTACAGGACCTTCATGAGTAAGCGGTTTGAGTTGCCTCACCTTGGTCGGATGGAATACTCTATGAAAGCTGAATCAGAGTTCTTGAATGACTATGAGAAGTCTGGACGCATCACGATCAATAAGGATAAGCCTGTAAATTATTTTCCAGCATTTAGTGAAAAAGAAAGCCAGCCTGTGGAAAACTAAGGGGGTCTTGAGATAAGCCCTCCTTATTAGACACGTGTGGTTGACGTGCTAACTTAGGCTACGCAACGCCGAAACCGTGGGTTCGAATCCCACCCTCTCCGTTTTTTATAGATAAGCCCACATTTGCTGGGCTTTTTCTATAGCTTATCGATAGGCGTTGCTTATAACCTCACAATGGAATCAATGAACGTTCGAGAGATGACGAACAGACTTAAGCGTCTGTATCCACGCATCAAAGCTCCAACAAAAGTTGTCTGGGATAAATCAATCAAACCAATTGCAGAGCTACAGATCGAAGAGATTACTGACGACGTGGCTTATGACTATCTCGACAAGCATATGGATGCTTGGAGTGAGAGCACAGTCAAAGCACGCATCGGCACACTGAAAGGTTTGTGGAATAAAGCAAGCAGGAAGAAACTTTATAAGGGTGAGAACCCTTGGCTTGACTTGGATGACGGACTACAGATCAAGGTGCGTGACCCTGAGCCATACCCTTGGGAGTTCTATAAGTACTACCACGATCATCCTTACTTTGTATTCCTTTGGTACACAGGTGCTCGCATCGGTGAAGTGGCAGGACTTGAGCCTGAGAACATAGTGACTGATGCACCAGTTCCGTACTTCAATTTTGTTGATCAAGACAACCGTAAGCTTAAGAACAAGGCATCACAAAGGCAGGTGCCTATTCATAGAGAATGTTTTCGGTATATTGATCGATTCAAACAATCAAAAGCAAAAGCTCCTGGCAGATCTTGGTCAGAAAATTTTAGAAGGAATTTAGGGCTCCCTAAGGGAACCGCTGCCCATAGCTTGAGGCACAGCTTTCACACACGGTGTCGTGATGTAGGGATGCCTGGTTACATCATCAACGTACTTACAGGTCACGGTAAGAAATCCATCAGTGATGATTACGGAACGATTAAACTTGAGTTGCTTAAAGAATATATCGACAAATTATGATTATCGAGCTACCTAATATCCTTGATCAAGAATCGTGTGAAGGGTTAATTGAATACTTTGAACAGCATCCTGAGCTTCGTCGTAAAGGTGACGCCCAGGAGCGGTTTAACGGAAGCACAATGACGACAGATCAAATCTACGGCCCACTGCTTAAGAAAGTAGCTGCATTAACAAACCGTTTGATCATTAAAGCAGCAAAGTTCTATCACGTCGAAGAGATGTACTTGGACTATCAGACTATTGGTAAGTGGGAAGTGGGGCAAGAGATGGAGTTTCACGCTGATAACGTAGATGAAAAACGTAACCCACACTGGTACTGCGGTCACCGCGACTACAGTTCAATCTTGTATTTGAACCACGATTACGAAGGTGGGGCAACTGTTTTTAAAAATCAAAACCAAGGCCAGCTGCCGATGCAAGGCACAGCTATTCTGTTCCCTGCCACCTTTGGCTATACACACGGTGTACAGAAGGTGACATCAGGCACAAGATACACGCTGGCTTCTTGGTTCACTATGGATCCTGAGCACTGCCAGTGCTAACCACAAAACCACGCTAACCACGCTATTCCCTATATACCCAATTTGAAAAATACTCTATAGGGTAGAGGGAATTACCAGATATGTTTATAGACAATAGGGTGGTTTAGTGTGGTTTAGTGGTTTTTAAAATAGAGATAGATAAAGGAGTAGATTATGCCCAGTAATTTTTTAGATAGTTTCTACGACAATAGGAAGCTGTCTCCGAGAAAAATGAAGCCGCAAAAATTTACTGCTCCTCCCAAAGAATTTAAGGTTAAGAATGCTAAGAAGACAAAGATTCTGTAGATATTGTGTAACAAATTAGGGTTATCCCGTGTTACTGTTTTTGTTTTGCTTAATATAAAGGCAAGTTGCTAACAACAACTCTATGGGATATGCAGAAGACTGGGGCGAGCTTATGTTCGGCCTCCAATGCCTCACAAAAAGTTCAGCCAAACGGCAGTTCAGACAATCAATTCGACAGTCTTGGGGAGGTTTATGTTGCTACTGCAGAGAACGAAGAGCTACTACACTTGATCACATCAAACCTAGAAGCAGAGGAGGGTCAAACCTCCGCTCCAACTTAGTTCCTGCTTGCGTAGAATGTAATCATTCCAAAGGCAGTGAAGTCAATTGGATAGCATGGTACCAACGGCAAGATTTTTACAGTAAAGTGGCACAAGAAGTAATCGAAGAATGGATCGACAACACACATTATGAGGAGGACAATGGAACAACTAACGATAGAGCAACGCTTTGCCTTACAGCGAGCACGGTATGAAGTCTCTCGTATGAGTCGACCAGCTCTTGAGAAGACAGCTGTACGGTTACTGCGCTCTCGTATGGAACAGAAAAACGGAGTGCAAAACGCTTTGCTTCAAAACGGAATTGTCTTCAAGATTGATGAGCAACAAGAAGGCTTACCTGAAATCATTTCTGAGGAGACGTTCATTAGTCTGCTAGAAATGCAAGGTGACGACGAGATTCCTAACGACATTATGGATACTGGATATGAGGACGAAGACTTAGATGGAGATGACCTCATGTTCCTCTGAAATTAGCTAGACTTCGATTAGTTATTGACAGAATATGGAATACATTATTGGCTCAGCATTGGCAGTCATTCTGTCTGGCGGCTCTGTTCTTTACACACGTCGACAAGTGAGTGAACTTAAAGAACGGTACCGTGAGCTGGACGACAAAGTTGAATATGTGTGGATGGACGTGCAGAAATTGGAGCAAGAGATGCCGAAGAAGGTAGTGGCATCCATCAGCCCTGTTGTGCGTAGTGTCAAAGACCTACAACAGTACATTGGAATGTGATTGATCTCGTATCACTCTTGTCTAACTTTGATAGCAATGATGGCCACCATCGTGCTGCCATCTATGAGCTTGAGCGTAGACTTCCACCAGAATTACTAAGTGAAGATGCAGACTGGGTTACCATATATAAAGGTAGAGTAGACCCTAAGTCTGGTGGAAATTATTAATGGCTTTAAGAAGTAACGGACTAGACCAGAGATATTTAAGTGCTAAAGATCGCTCCGACTGGAAGCAATCGGGTGCAGAAAGCCGTCAACAGCAGGCGCTCTCAAAAGTCCGTGCCTGGACTGGTGCTGTGAATTGGGAAAAGAATAGAGACAAGCGTACGACATTGCCGAAGAGTCTGGGCAAGTCACACACTGGTGGCTTTGAAATGGGTATTGCAGCACAGCAAATGCGCTTGAAGGAGAACAGTGCAAACTTGCAACGTTCTAAGGAGCTGCGGCCAGAGAAGTATTCAACGCCAGATATCTACAATTAGAGCCGCTCTTTAGTTACAGCATTGAACATAGGTACGGGCACTTCTACAGGGCCTGAGAGCTTTTGTAGGCGGCTAAATCCTTGCTTGGCAATATCCATAGCCTCAGCCACATCCCCGCCGTTCACGTAATCCATAACAGTCTCACGATAGATGCTGGAGATATCACCTAAGCCTGCAGCATCAAAACCTTCTGCTGTGGCGTTCATTAAAGCAATGACTTGATCTTCACCTTCTACTTTGCGGGCAAGGCCAAAGTCAAGCTGCATTGGACGACCAGTCATTTTGTTGTAGACAACGTTGCCACCATGTCTGTCGTTGAGATCAACACCTTTTAGTGCAAGCTGCCCTACTTGTTGACTAACTCGTACAGCATCTCTGCCGCGAGGGACATCTCTTTCAGAACCGTGTAACTCAAAGTTAGGTCGAACATCTTGCATTTCTATACGGTTACCAACGCCTCCAGGGAACTGCTCAAGAGCCACAACACGCGGAGCAATGCCCATCTCTGCAGCAATAGCTTGCATATTAGTTTCATTAAGCATCCCTGTGGGGGCAAACGTATCAGGAGTAATCGATTGTTTGATTACGTTGCCATCAACATCAGAGGGGTAAACGACACCATAAGTACCAGTTCCAATAGGCTTGCTACGGTTAGACGCAAGACGTTGTTCTCGAACGTATGCATCAATAAGTTGACCAGCTTTACGCATTTCATATTTACTTAGGCAATATATCTATTCTAGAAAAACAATAAAAAAAGCTGACGTTAGTCAGCTCTCGGTATTCTTCAGTTTGTTTAGCTCATGTTTTGCTGCACCTATGATCCAAGCGTGAGAGAGACCACGTATAGGTCTCTCATTAACAATGCGTTCTAGGTCAGCAATAGTTCGATTAGATTTTGGTTTAGGTTGCTTGTTTTTCTTTTTACTCATTTCATTTAGTGTAAGAACGACCGCGATAGCAGAAGGTACCGTGCACAGCCTCGCCACCTTCGTGGACTTGGCAGTCCTGACCGCGATAGCGAGTCAGATGGATTTGTGCATCGTGAGTAGCAGCAGCTTTTTCAATCTGCTTTTTGATGATATTGAGTGTGTTCATTGGAAACCTCCAGTAAATGTGAAATTCCCCGTTCCTTCAGGCTCTGCCTTACTTGCGTCTTGTAGTTAATAATCTACAAGATGAACGATATATTTTAATTGTAGCTGTTTATACAGGTTCAAGGCGTAACATTAGTTCGGACCTTTAAGCATTTGTAATTCGAGGTGTGCTTTACGCAATTCAAGTTGAATACTCTTAGCAGCCTCTTGATCTTCAGGTTCATCTTCTGGCCACTCTTCTATGTATTTATCGACTGCTTTAACAAGCAAAGCCATTGCAGGCCTGTCAATAGTAAAGTTGAAAAGAATGTCGTCGTGCATTTCGTTACCCATAATTAGCAATTAAATATCCAAGAATAAAAGCAACGGTGATCATCCCAAATGTTTGCCAGTTACTTTCTGTATGTGTATAAGGTGGAACCTTAACTATACGATAGTATGGTCCGGCAAATGTTTGTGCGTATTCCGGTAAAAGGAATTCAATATTAGATATGGATGTAATCTTTTGGATGACATCTTTAATATCTTGGTCACTGAGTTTGAACCATTCGCTTTGAGGAACACGGCAATCACCGTACTCTTTATGTAGCTGTTTCTCCAGCTCACGGTAAGCATCAAGCTGCCAGTAGCCGATAAGTGTGGCTTTAGTACCGACAGCTAGTGCTTTGAACCGTGACTTAGGTGATGTGGTGATGCCAATCTTGTAGCCACCAAGGATATTATTTTTGAGCAGGTAGATATAACCTGTTTTAACTTCAAGTGTTTGCATAATTATTAGTGAGTTTCTTGCCAGCTAGCTCCGTGCCCTGCGGTTGCAGCAATAGGTACTTTGAACTTGTAGTATTTACCGGCCATCGGCGCTGCTTCTTCCAGCAACTTAGACACGCGCTCGACCTCAGAGGGAACTACAGATAGCTGTTGTTCGTCGTGGACGTAGGCACAGCGGGTATAGTCGTGACCGTAAGTAAGTCCTACCTCATCCATCAATTGCTGAGAGATCACCACCCAGCGCTTTGAGAGGATGGCTCCAGCAGATTGGAGTAGATAGTTGAGTGAAGCGTGTTCGGCACGACAGAAAATAGGACGACCATCAAGGCCCCTAATACGACCATTGCCTCTAACTCGTTCTTTGACTGCATTAATAAGTGGCTCCAGACCTGGGATAGCATCAAGGAATTTGCGACGCAGCTCTTGACCCAGCTGCTTTTTCTGCGCATCGGATAGCTCAGGACGTAGGCTGTGACCGAGCTTGACATCACCTGCGCCATAAATAAAGGCATAGGTAATTGTCTTTACTTCACGTCGTGTGCAGCCAACACGGTCAGCATTCTGTTGGTGAATGTCACCGTTGAGTACAACCTCAGCAAATGCACCTTCGTCAAAGCGTGCAAGGTAGTGACCTAAGCACCTAAGCTCTAGACCTTCGAGGTCAGCACCGACCATCACCATACCTGGATGAGGAATAAACAACTCTCGTGCCCACGGTGCACTTACAACTTGGCCCAGGTTGGGACCACGGTGTGCGTTACGCCCAGTCTGTGTAGCAAGTGTGCAGCTGTGATGGATGCAGCCGTCCTCCTCAATCGTATTGAACCAGGAGTTCGCCCCTTCAGAAAGCTGACCCAACCATTTCTGTAGGGTCAATAGACGGATGAACTTCTCACACTCGTCGTGCAGCTGCTGATTGCCTTCAGCTAGTGCAGTGTCACGGATCTCACTGAGGGTGGACTCATCTACTTGCGGCTTGCCTGTATTGGTGGTCTTGAGGAAGCGTGCACCACGGAAGGTTTGAAGTGCCCAGGCAATGTTCTGACGCGACGTTGGGTTGAAGTCAACCAACTTAGTCATAGGTGCGCCAGCAAAGTAACCCTGCTTTTTATTAGAGCGCTTGGGTGTAAATACTTTGCCTGGAACGTACGGATAGATAGATACGATCTCTTTAACGAGAGTATCCATCTCCAGTTGAAGCTGGTTGCGTACACGGTCAGCAGCTTCTACGTCAAAACGAAAGCCACTAGCTTCTTGGAGAGCCATGATGTTAGCCATGGTCATCTCAAGCTCTACGTAGTCAAGCACTTTTTAACCTCCTGAAAAAATTGATAATTGAAATATAAGGTGGCACTTTAGGCTCTTCAAATGTGGGCCTAATAATGAAACAGGGCGGTGCACTTTCAATAAAGACCTTACGAACATATGACTTAAGCTCATCTAGAGAAACATTACTTAAATGCAATATGATTTCTCCTGAAGTAAGCTCTTCAAGCAAATCATAATGACCATTGATAGGCAGTGAGGCCATATGAAATTCATAAGCTTTGCGTAAACTTTTTACTGCCCAAACTTTCTTTTGACTATACGCTTTCTTCATTCTTGTTAAATCCAAACGACATTTCTTTTTCTTTGTGTAGTTTATCTCCACGAAGCTTGTGCCCCAATTTAGCCACAGCTTCCATCACCTTAAGCGTATCTTCTACAGTTGGGTTGTCCAATTGATCGTGAATTACTTTATACAGCGGCATAAATACAGCAGCTGCTTCAGTCATTTCTTCCACAGTAAGTGGATCATTCTTTTTAATCTTAGGTGTCATGAGTAATCCTCCATACGTCGTTGCATAAGTTGCCACAGTTTTACAGTGACTTCGGTGTCTTGGATGCAGTAGTCGAGCATCTCAGGGCTGTACGTATCCCACGCGTCCGGTCCCTTGCCGTAGTCACCTTTGAAGCACTTGAGTCGGTAGCCCCAAGCTTCTAGTGAGTGTCGTCCGAAGAGGCGTTGTGGCATACCTTGTGGACGACGTTCGTAGTCACGTTCTTGAATGTTGGGATAGAACAGGCGTGACAGCACAAGAGTGTCGATAGCTGTGCCTTTGAAGTCAAAGTTATACAACTCTCTGATCATTGGAATATCAAAGCCACAGATGTTGTGACCTACCAAGACATCAGCGCGTAGGAGCTGCTGAACGCCGAGGTCAAGGTTCTTACGTGGAGCGTCCCATACAAGTGGATCAGATTCAGTATCATTGAGGTCACGTGCCACAATGCAGTGGAGCTGAGACCCACGACGAAGTAAGCCAGTAGTTTCAAGGTCAAAGAGTAGAGTCGTCATCGGTGTATTCGGAGTGCTGTTCAAGGCTTGAATCATCTTCAGTTGCTGGGGAGTAGGTGTAGAGGTCTTTGTTGTCAAACTGCTCTTCACGGTCGTCAAAACGCGGCGCTTGATTGTTGGTTGAGAAACGTTCATCTTCATCTTCAAAAATAGGTTCAATAGATATAAAAAGTTCGCGTGCTAGCCGAGCTGCACGTCTAAATTCGTCTTTGTAGTAAGGCTCCCATTCGTGGGCCAGTACTACGATCTTGTTCACACCCATCAGCCAGAGCTGAAAGATGGCTGCACTGAAGGGATAACGGGTTGTGTATAGAACAGCGCCTGCTGCAGGTGTGCCTCTCTTACAGGCAGTAGCTATGCAGTAGGTGACACAGTCGACTTCTACTTTGCATTCAGCTAAGACAGAGCGTCCGTCACCAATGATTTCGTTATCACGCACAAGTACACAACCGCCTTTAGCAATTGGATGCGTGCTTGCTGATCCAACTACCTTGGCAACATTAATAAAGTGCCTTTCTTTGTTAGGTATAACACGAACATCTCGTTGAATATTTCTATAAGTCATGCCACATAAAGGGGTTCAATGTATCTATATTAGGAATGAATAATTTGATTCGCGATATGAAATACGACAAATTCAAGACAGAATATGCAAAGTTTACAGAAGACTTTGGCGATCTTTGGGCCGATGATACTTACGCAACGTTTATGAACAAAGATGGAATCATTGGATCAAGCGGTGATGATGTGATTGTCTTTGGCAAGAAAGACCCAGTCAACAATCCAGCTCATTACACACGTGGTAAGACTGAAGCAATCGATGTAATTGCTGATGCAATTCAGGATGCTGAAAGTCCTTTCGAAGGTTTCCTGCAAGCTCAAGTACTGAAATATATGCTTCGTATGTGGCTCAAGGATAATCCTACTCAGGATGCAGAGAAAGCGCAATGGTATTTATCCAAACTGATTGACGTTCGGAATTGTCACGATTGAATGAAACCGCCGTTAGGCGGTAAACTTCAGGTAAGGACCGGCGAGGGAGGTACTTAGTGCCTCCTCTTCTTGTAGGTGCTTCTTTAATTCGTTGTACACCACTTCTGTATCGTGCAGAGCGTGATTAAAAAGAACCACGTTACCTTTGGCAAACTCCAAATCATTAGGGTTATACCAAGAGTGAATTAAGAATCCTTCCCACGGCTGTGCTGTAGGAGCAACCCAAGTATTGAGTTCCTCCAGTCGTTTTGCTGTGTGAACGATTCTAGTTTCAATGTCTTCATCTGCAGGGAGATGTACTGTACCTTCATGCAGTAAGGCGTGGCTCCACATAATAGTTCCGTCTCTGTGTATGAGACGAGAGGGATGAACAAGCTGCCCTGATGGGAGCTGATACAAGTAGAACGGGTCGAAGTATTTCTTACTCATACGTCACCTTTCCGTTCTTTATAGTGCTCGTAATCTTTGAACCAGTTGTCACCAGCGTGCTCGTTAAAACAAACACGTCCAATGTCACGGAAGGTTTCGTGAAAGAGCTTCAGCTTATCGACACTGCTCATAGCTGCCTCAATAGGAGGGCCATAGACAATGATGTTCCAAGCAGATGGACTGATCTCTTCAAAGCCATTACGGTCAGCACGCAGCTGCTTTACTCGTTTGAATGGAATACAAAAGGGATAGTCAAGCAGTGAAGGTGCAGCACGCATCAGCTCAGATGCATTCGTGAAGAACACAAACTGATCGATGTGTCCATTACGGTACTCATCAAGTGTCTTATAGAACCAGAGCCGGGAATTTTTTACTGCACCTTTTGCAGCTACAAAGACGTTCCCGTGCCAATGTTCTTGCAGTGGATTGATCTCTATTGATGGAACAGACGTAGCATCTACTAGCACCTGCTGCACAGGATCGCTGGTAGGGTCATAGTCAATACCCCCCATAACTTGACGTGCCCGTTCAATAATAAACGGAGGTGGATAGAGGGGGAGTTTAAGACCAGCTTGCTTTAACTTATCCGCTAAATTCTGCTGTGACCGCTCTAAGGCTTTCTTGGCTCCCACCTGCTTCGAGAGCAAATGTTCTTGTTCCATGTTCAGCTATCAATGTAATCAGGACATACTTGGTCCAGTCATTATCATCGATCCGCTCCATCAGATCTCGAAGGAACTCAACAACATCATCATCTTCTGCACTTTCAGCGGCCCTGATATCTTGTTCAACATCGTGACCAGCCATATAAGTCGTGCTGTCATTCTGAAGATTAATGATGAGTGAGCCAGCGCCTTTTTGTTGGACGCCATTCATAGCAATGTTGATGAGGTCAGTAAGGACTAACTCTGCTGTTGCAGCAAGGAACTTTTGTTCGTTGCTTTTCTCTTCTCCAAATTTATCGGAGGCAAGTAGTTGTTCAAGTAAATCTGTTCGACGTGACATAATAATGACTCTTTAAGGTTAATTGATTCAAAACAAATCCGTGGGTTCTTCGCTGTCATTATCAACAGGTTCGCGGTATAAACCTTCAGACTCTGCATCTAATTGCGTAGGGTGTCTACCTCCCAATAGATCTAACATAACGGCTTCAAACTTATCGCCAAAGCCTGTGTCTGGATTGAGGAGTAGGGAAGCCCGTTCTTCAATCTCTACTGTTTGATCCTTCATTTCAGCAGCGAGTGCCTCTTCCACTACAAAGGTAGCGATCTCTTGTCGTAGAGTGTGCAGTTGTGTAGCAAGCTCAAAGCTTTCAATGTAGCTCTCGTGATCTACAAACACACCTACACCTTGAGGGATCAAGTGGAATGGATTGCAGCAATACTTGTTACCGCAGGTAGTCTTGACACCAGTGAAGCCCAGGTCACCCCACGTAAGCCACATAGACACACGTTGAGGGTGATGCACTGTTGAGCTGCTAATGCCCGGTCTACGCCAAGCAAACTGCGGCTGCTTAGTCTTAGGGTTGATGACTCCATTCCAGTTCCAACAGTCGTCAACACCAGAGATATCTACACAAGACCAGAACTTAAGAGCACGTTTGCGGTGCTTCTTAAGCAAACGATTAATGTCAAAAGACAAGCGACCCTCACGTGCTGCAGCTACACATCGTGTGCAAGCAGCGTGGCTGTCGTAACGCATTGAGTGTGAGCTGAACCTACCGAGAGCGTGCCCGGTATAAATACAAAGCTCACCTTCTTCAGCTGTGTTGCTGAGCTGCCTATCTCTAGGCTTACGACGACCGTAGGCGTGACCACCTACTTTCTTTGAGGGCTGGGCTTCTGGCATTAGAAATCTCCTTCAGGCTTTACATAGGTTCCACCGTGAGCTGGATACTGGTCAGATACATCCAGAGCAGTGAGTTGGTGGTTAAGTTTATAGTCATAGCGTGTACTATTTTCATACTTTACACGAACTAACTTAGCTCTGGGGGTGTAATACTCGGGCTTTCCGACGACAAGCGCTACCATTCCTTCGGGCTCTGCGATAACACGCAGGCCAATCTTGATATCATTAGCAAGCATAATTAAATTTATACATAAAGGTGCAGTAAAAGAATATTGATCTGAGCTATGGCTCGGTTTCTGATGTTTCTAGTAATTCATATTTACGATAATCGTAAGGTTCAGTACCATCATTCAGATCACCAAACATAAGGTTGGATGCTTCTTCAAAACCATCAGCCTCTACGGTGACTTCATCACCAGTAGAGCGATCAATAAATGTCCAAAACATAATTAAAACTCCTTGAGAATATGTTCTTCAGTGAGTGGATCGTCTGCGGGACGAAGCCACAACCGCACAGATTTTGTTTTGCCTGTGACTGGATCCTTACGGGAAGTATTCAGTCGTCTCCATCCAAGTGTCTGGAGCACATCAACTACACGCCTTGCTTCTTTACGTCCCTGCTGCCGTGGATCAAGATCCAATGCTTGGGTAAGTACTTCAGCTGCGGTGACCTCTTCTTTCAGTGAGACAAAGGCAGTAATTTTCTCTGTCCACGGATCAGGATCACCAAACTCCTGGATATAGTCAGCAATCTGTGCGATTTCTCCGGCAGTAAATTCGTGACGTTCACCTTTACGGTAAGCATCAACTGCCGCCGCCCACAGCATATCACGTTCTTGGATCAATTGTTGCCAAGGAATGAGAAAGTTTGCTCCAATTTCTAGAGGAACAAAGCGACGATTGCCTGTACTATCTACAAGGAATTGGTTGCGATTGGTAGTACCAATCATTACGAAGCGACGACGGAGACGCTCAGGCAAGCTGGCGTAAGGTCGACGCACTTCATCCATACGTGTAGTAATCAGGTTCTTGAAGTTCTCAATGTTCCTGGTGTTGAAGTAGTTATCAATCTCAGGAAGCTCAAGGATCCAAGCAACGTGGAGCCTGTACTGCTCTTTCATTAGCGTGTCTAGCGGAGTAGACACTTCAGAGAAGAGCTTCTCAGGTACCAAGCTGCGAGAGAACATAGACTTACCTACACCTTGTGCACCAACAAGGATTGGTAGCCAAGACATTTCACAGCCAGGGTTATAAGCACGGGCTACAGCACCAATCATCATGCGCTGCATAGCCAGAGTGGCAAGCTTGTTCTTGTTACCTAAAAAGACTTCACCGATACGATTCCAATCCGCGTGAGGGATTGCTTGTTCAGCACATCGATCTAGGTAACTACGGATGGGACAGTAGCGATTACGATTCGCTGCGTATTGCACAGCGTTCTTAACTCGCATCTCCGGAATGAATACACCGTGCTCACAGCTGAGCTTGGTGGTCATCAGATCCAGGTCATTGCCCTGCAGCTCTACAGTCTTGCCGTCTTTGGTGTACTCAATAGCACACGTCAGTTCATTACGACGCAGGTCGTGCAACAACTCGCTGACTTTCTGAACGTCGGATTCGCGTTCTTTTGCCAGGTCGTCGGACGATCTTGCAGGCCTGCCCCGCTTCTTTTTTACAACAGATTGATCTGGTGTCGGTTCAATTTCCATCGTTTTAGTCTCCAAATTATTTATTACGTCATCAAAGTCAGCTATAGGATCGTATTCTGTATAGCCAACTGCTGTACCTACGGCACCGAAGCGTAGGTTTGAGGGCAGCTTAGATGTCCAGTAAGGGTCTTGCTTTTTAGCAAGTGAGTACAATTTAGCAGGACCTTGATACTGTCCGAGACCTCGCCACTTGAAAGGCTGAATGTTTTCATCCTTTTCACCGTGGTGTCCTCGTAACACCCAGTCAACCCAGTCATCGAAGAGAACTTCTCCGACGGATGCACAGGCAGACATCACCGGCAGGAAGTACTCGTTGTACTCACCGTCCTCTGATGGTCTGAGGAAATTCTCAAGCAGCCACTTGCACCGATTGACATCTAGGTCAGTGACCTCTGCATTCTGAAAAGAAAAATTCTCTTCATATGCAATGTCCTCAAGAAGGAATTGGGGTACTCCTTCAGTGTCATTAAGCTGCCAAACAGCGTTGGTGTTGCCGTACCACAGACGTTCAGGTTTCTGCCCGCAGTTATCGTCGAGCTTCTCCATACCAAGGTCAGCCATCAGGCGATCAACGATCAGCCAATAAGCACCCTTGTGCTCTGCATTGGTAGCTAGGTCACGTTGCAACGGGAAGATTGCACGGAACCTATGGCACACCTCAGTGTGTGAGCTACTGGTGTACGTAGCCATACACCATTGCTGTGCTGTAGGAGCAGACCAGAACTGCTCCAGTGTCATATCACCATCGATGTCAAGCACGATGATGTTTGAACCACGGCAGTTATCACTGAGCCGATAACGCTCAGCAAAATGGGTGGCGCACCAGCCGTAGCCAGCACCCACCCAACCTTGTAACCATTCAAGTGACTCATTGATATTGAGCCACCCGCTAGCAACCTTCTGAGGGTTTGTCTTATTCAGACATCCCTTGTTGACTGCTATTTTCAGCTTCATTATCAGCCTCCATATCGTGAAATTGTTTAGCTCTTTTCAAGAATCTTTGCTCGTGTAGATCCATTTGATCTCCATCAATAAAGATAGCTTGAGTTGTTTCTTCAGTTGCGACAATGATCAGAGCCACGTCACATCTGTATCCCGTCCTTTCTTCTAAAGCCAGCCGATAGGCGGCCATCTGTTGCGCACACTTAGTGTACTTCCGGTAACCTCCAAACCCCATACGGTCTCCCTTGTCAGGGAAACGATTCATATAAGGACCGTTGCTTGTCTTGAAGTCAGCAATGACTTTGACACCACCGATTTCTCCAACTAGGTCAGGACAACCTGCGTATAAATGTTCAGTGCTCCAGACATATGCCACCTCTTTGTCATCAGATCTCAAGTGATACCAATCCTTACGGAGAGGTCTCTCACTCCAGTGAAGTATATCAAACCAATCAAGGTATTGGCTCATTCCATTCCAAAAAGATGCATAAGGACCAGGCTCTACAGGCAAGCCACGTAGGTAATCCTCAGCGCACTTGTGAATAGCGGTGCCTCTAGTGGCTGCTTCTTCTAGGGCACCAGGGTTGTTCTGCTGCCAGGTTTTGAGTCCAGCTTTTGACTTAGCCGTCTCTGTAGCAGAGAGAACGGTAGTCACAGATGGCATATATAAACCAGAGCACAGGTATTTTCTGTAACCGCTTGGAGTTTGAATCCGGTACGGTTTATCAGTAGTCAACGTCCTCTACCGAGTTCTGAAACGCCTCGCTATACGTTGCGCCTGGATCAGGTTGCGTGGTTGTCGGTTGAAACATGGCATACATCTGACCAACAGCGTTACCTACTGCTTCGATGACTTGTCCTTGTGCATTGAGAGCAGCCTGGAGTGATGCCACCTCGTGTCGGAGGGCAACCACATGATCCACAAGAGAGGGAGGCTTTGCCACCGCCCGTTCTTGAGGTGCGTTTTGTACAAGTGGTGGGGCAGTAGGAGCAGGAGCTTGACCCTGAGCCATAATCCCAGCAATGCGCTCCTGGAGTTCAGGAGGCAGGTTTTGAAGTGCATTGTTCATCAGAATTCCTCGTTGTCGTCTTCTACTTTTGCTTGTTTAGTGGTGGGCATTACGGTTGCTCCACGTCCGTCGGTGCCGCCTGCCGGAAGACCTTTCTCGTCAACCTGGCGACCGTCAAATGGATCCTTGCCTTCAAAGAAGTTAGGAAGCCAGATAGATTCTTTCTGGTTGGCCCATTCTTTAACAACCTTCTCCGGTACTTTGCGTACTTTAGGGAGGATGCTATATGTAGTCTCAAGGCCAGTGCCTTTACGACTAATCTTGATTGAGAAGTTAGCGAGACCATCTTCAGTCCAAGTGTAGTCTTCAATTTCTTGAAGAATTTCAGTTAGTTGTTCACGCAAAGATTTCTGTTCAATGAAGAGAACTTCTAGTCGTCCTCGGGCTGCACTCGTAGCGACCCAAGCGAGGAATTTACGGGGCTTGACAAAGCTTCCGTCGATCTTTGGTCGGTCTGGCTTGGACCAGTCGGTCTCTCGGGCGAGATCATCTGGCTGTCCAGGATGGCTGCGAGTGACAACGTAGCCATTGAAACGAAGATCACCAGTCTTAGCATCACGGCACTCTGAGGCGTACTGCCAGCCCGTGATTGCGTGTCCTGTTTCGTAGCATCCAAGAAGTCGGAACTCTTCTGATTCGCCATCTTTAAGTGAACTGGGTTTGAAATAAGGTTGTGGTTCTTTTGTTTCGATTTTGTCTTGTGAAGCCAGAAGATCTGGCGGTAAAACTTGGAGAGTCATATTTGTATATCATTGACTATCCAAATATAAGAAATAGTAAGCCAATATGTGGGGTAAGTTGACATTAAAAAAGCCCCTTACGGGGCAGTAAGTATCAGCTCAGGACCGTATTAATCAGTAGTTTTGTGAGTCATAGATAGGTTGGGACCAACCAACCGTTCCTTCTTCAAGGAATTTACGCCGTTCAGTAATCCGGCGTTGGATCAACTTCGCCGTAGCCTGCTGCTGAACCAGTCGTTTGTGGGTTCTTTCGAGTTCGATCTCGATCTTTCCGAGTAGTGAAGTCTGACGCGACGATAGCCCGGTAAGGACTGTCGCTGTCATCCTTGCGATATTCACGGAGGTAGCCTTGAACGCAAATAGGGCGTCCTTTACGAAGTCGTTTCTCAAGTTTAGGTTTTCTGCTTTCATGAGTTTCTAGATAAAGCCAAGTGGTTACTTCACTGTCGTCAAGTGTTGTGCCAATTTTGGTAGCTACTACACCGTTTTTACGTTCAGTGATGTTGTCTGCGCCGAAGAATGCATTACCAAGTACAACTTGGTTGCAGTACATATCCTGGGGGATATTGCTTTCAATAGTAGTGATAACTAGGTCCAGGGGTTTACCAGTGTCATCAGAGAAGATCAAGTTACCTGTGACTAGTGCACGGGTTCCTTCTTTCCAAGATTTAAAGGCGGACTTCTTAGGTCCTTCTCTGTCGTAGACAAGAACTCGGAGCTTGACGGCCGAGTTATCGCCACCACCGGGGACAACAGCATCAGCAGCGCAATACTGAAGCCCGTAAGCTTCAACCGTATCTGTAGCGTGTCCTCTAAGTTCAATAGTTGCTGCGATGAAATTCATTATGACTGATATACATTTGTCAGTCTTCAGTTTACTCAGTCTTAAAGCTATCTGTGGGATTTACTGCCACATAGCACGGGATATAGTTGGGCATTCAGTGTCAAATATTTCACCGATAGAACCAGCGATTTGCATATGCTCACGTTGTGTTCCGTTTGCCCCGCGCAGGTCCAGGTAGTGGAGCCAGCTACGTAGAGTGCCAGACATATACAATCTGGTTTCTGTATTCAACGGTAACACTCCTCGTGCACATTCTTTGGCAATACCATCAGCAATCATCAGATCATAGACGCGTTTAGATTCTTCAAAAAGCTCTAGGATCCTACCTTTGTGACGCTTCACAGTGTCATCATCCAAGTTATCTATTGAGTTCTGACGATTTGTCTCATCCTGTGCCCGTAAGTTTGGAACTTCAAACGGGAACTCACTCATTGGTTCTGCGTATCTTTGTGAGAATTCTTGAAAACTAAAGGAGCGATGTCTGAGGATTTGCGCTGCAATAGCTCTTGTAGTCTTGATCTCGACGCACATACTTGCCATCTCAAAGGGGCTCCAGTGTCTGTGTTCGATGAGGTATTTGAGGAGTCTTTCATAGTTAGGGTTGTCTTCGTTTTTAGGGTTAGATACCCGAGCAATTTTGCCAATAAGTTTCTCAGCATCGGGTGTAATCCAAATTAGTTTTGCGTGATGCATTCGTTACGTGTAATTAAATCTCTAAGTTGTTTATGAGTAAGCTTCTCTAACCGAACAGTAGTCCAGTCGAGAAGAATTTTCTTCATCTCTTTCTTCGTCATTATTAATTTGGGGTACTGCTATCAGTAGCTAGGTGTGTCTAAGTCAGCTGTCTGATTTGATTTTTCCGTAGAGCTTGGGCTTGATACGCCCAAGTCCACTTCTAATTTCAATGATTTCTCCTTGTCCGTTGAGTTTGTCGTAGTACTCATCGAAAATGTCAACTTTCGCATAAGCGCGGACAGCATCAAATTGAATTTCATTGTTTAGTTTATATGTGATTATGTGTACGTCAGTTGGTAGTTGAGAATCATCGAAGGTGTCAGGGCAGATGCCTTCTTCGACTACTTGAATTTTACTACTTGGCATATTAAAAATAAGTTTGATAATTAGTCATGTGCACACCATCGCTGCCTGGGGTGTAGCCACCAAGGAATGTGGCACCAGTTTCATTGGCAATAGTTTGCAGCTGGTCATTCCAGCCTCTGTATGCGTCAGTATTAGGGACACCCACAAGGCGTACAGATCGTGCCCCTCGTCCATTGAGGAAGTTTACTTGTGCACGTACCGTATCCCAATCGGCACCACTGTTGAGGATACCTGAAGATAAGACAACATCTTTATCTTTGAAAGTACCTTCAGGTCTGCTGTTCATTAGAGCCAGCGTTCGTGCAGCACCACGCCCCCAGCGTGCATCAGTATTTTCGTTACCTTCAGCGCCACCGTGGCCTAGTCCTGTAGCAATACTGTCTCCATAATAGAGAGCAGTTCCGCGATCAAAGTCAACAGTTGCAGGAGTTACTTGCGGTTGTTCTTGTTCGACTGCTGCTCCACCGGTATTGGTTGGAGCTGACGGTACTTTTTTAGGCTGTGTACCTCCAGCAGGAGTGTTGTCACTAGCACCGTAGCCAGTAGGTATGGATATGTCGCCATTGTTAATCCTCTTTTTTACTATGTTTGCCTGTGCTCCAGCTAATGCTTCTCCTAAGCGTGAGCTTTTCATACTTCCAAAATCATTGCCAAATCCTTTGACAATATCAGCAGCATATTGATCTTTAAAGTCTTGGGCTTTCTTAGACATTACGCGTACTGTGGAAGGTTTACGTTATTAGTTTCAAAGAAGCTAGGCATTCGTGAAGCCCGTGTCTCTGCTAGACCGTCGGCTTTTCCTCTCTCGTATAGAGAATCTGAACTTGCAAGCCAGAAGTTACTGGAGAGATGCTTGTTATCAGCTTCCCCTTTGAGGGACTGAAGAACCCACGCGACTGTAGCGCGTCTGAGATTGTTGAGGGTCTTGTCAGTTTTAAGACCGAGCGCTTCGCATACAAGTGTGTTCGCGCATACGTGGGTCTGCTCGTCACGGGAGATGTCTGCACTGGTTGTACGGAGGCCAGTGTCTCCGAGGAAACGGAAGATTGGCAGGAGCACGAAGAACACGCTTCGTTCGAGGACAACTGCTTTGAGAACAGGATGCCTATCAAGTTCGAGCCACGCATTCTTAATCCGCTCAGCTTCTGCTTCAAACCGTGGATTAACCCCGTGCGCCTTGGCGGCAAAATTGAGAGCGATGTCATGATTCTCCTCGTCTTTTACATTGGATATAAGTAACTCCTTACATCCTTCAATGTCAGGGAGATCGCCCTTCATGGCATCGGAGATGAAGTCACCAACTGGAATTTCAAGACACCGAAGTGCCAAGGCCCGTTGGATTACCTCTTCACCACCGTCAAGAAGTGCACCAGCTGTTACTTCAACAGGAGTCCAGGTGCGTTTGCGTGCATGGAGATGGAGATAAGGAGTCTTTGATTTCATTAGTCTAGTAGATAGTTAACTTTACTCGGCGCAACCTACGCAGGCTGCAGGATCACTGTTGAAACGTGAGAAGTCAGGCACTGCGTCAGTGTCATCAGTGAGGTCATCAAAGTCAAAGAGGTCAGCAAATTCGCCATCAAGGGCAGCCATTGCGTCGTCTTTGGCCTGTGTGTTCTGCATAACCTGTAGAGAGTAATAGAGGCTTGTCTGAGGGCTATCCAGCCACTCTTCGACAAACTCATTGGAGTAGATAACTACGTCGCTCCAAGAGTTGAAGCTGTAACCGTGAGCCAGTCCGGTGTCGTGCATTATGTGCATGATGCCGTCAACTACACGTTTGTAGTCATTCCAACCAACCTCTTCTGCAGTCTCTACGTTGCCATAGTCATACTGAGCAACACCAAATGTAGAGCTGTCCCTATCCACAATGCGCCCGATTGGCGGAGCAATTTCGGGGGCCGTGGTATAGCCTGCTCGGTCAGTGTAACGATAACTACAAGAGGCTGTGGGCGCAATTGCAAATGCTCTATCCATTTCGTGTTGGTAAGCAATGTCAGCTGCGACGTTGAAACCTTCTTGCAGTGCTTTTGCTATCTTAAATGCTTGAGCAGTGGATTTGTCGGGAGTATCCCTATGAATTTCTTCCAAGGCATCACCAAACTGTTTATACGTAACCCCTTCCAGCGCAAGGAGATTGGCGAGTCCAAGGACACCAAGTCCAACTTGCCTGTCTGAGGTTGAGGGTAAATACTCACCAGTGTCATCAACACCAGTTTTACGGTGCAGATCACACAGTTCTCGCATACCATCAGCAAAAGCTTTGGGCAATTCGTCAGGAGCACAGGCACCAAGATTGATGTGCTCAAGCAAACAAGTGCCCCGTGACTTGAGGAAGACTTCTAGGCAGACGTTTGCGTAGATGCGTTCGCCGTGCTGGTCTTTACGGACCTTAGCCAGCCAGATATCTCCTTTCTTGATGCCAAGCAAGATTTCTTCTTTAAGCTCATCATCAGTTTCTTGCCACCACTCGTGAGTGATGTTGATGCAGCGCTTAGCCCAAGGCAATTCGGAGCGAGGAGTTTCAACAAACTCTCGTACGTCCGGGTGATTCAAGTCGAGGTGGAGGACAACTGCTCCATTCTTGTAGACACCTCCTCGGCGTAGTTGTTCATTAAGACAGCTATAGATTTTGCCAAAAGATACTGGTCCTGAAGCGACGAGACCTTTTCCGTTCTCTGTGCCTCGTCCCCGGAGTTTTGACAGGTGAACTGCAACACCTGCTCCGTATCTAAGAGCGTGGCTAACAAATCGCCAGCTTGCTTCAATTCCATTACGACCCTCCATCGAGTCTTCTACAACAAAAACGGTGCACGAAACCGGCAGGCGCGACAAAGGATTATCCATCCAGGTTTGTACGCGACCTGTACGTGCAATTTTAGACTGAGACATTTTTAACTATAAAGTGTTTTGGGGTACTGATTAAACCAAGTCAGTCAGGACAGGTGGTTTGTAATTAGGGCCTTTAAGCACTTTTCCGTCAGCACGACGTAAAGGCTTGCCGTCTTTTCCAAGTTTACTCATATTACTTGCGTGCACGCGACGTAATGCTTCAAGCAAGTCCCACTCAAGATTCTCTGCATATTGAAAGCAGACATAGACTAGATCTGCAAGTTCCTTGAGTGTTTCTTCGTCAGTATCGGATTGAGCAGAAGTAGAAAATTCATTGAATTCCTCTCTGATCAAATCGAACTGCATTTGTTCATTTTCAATTGAGTTCTCTACGCCATAAGCGTATCTGAACTGTTGTGCGTCTATTGAGAGATCCATGTTCATTTGTCTCGAAGTGTGATACGTCCTCGGTCTAAATCGTAAGGAGACAGCTCAACAGTGACTCTGTCACCGACAAGTAGCTGAATCTTTCGAGTGATTAATTTGCCAGAGGCGCGACAGAGGCAATGGTGGCCTTCTGGTGCATCCAGTTCGACATTGAAATATCCGTTGCCACTTTCTTTGAATATAGTGCCCTTGGCTTCGATAACATTAGCTTTGTTTGACATTATTGATATTCTTTTTTAGCAATTAAAATTACTCAGCGTGTGCGTAAGTGTATGCGTCAAGCGTTGCTTGTAGGTGTTCAATAATATTGTTGGCACCAACAAAACGTTCTACTGATTCCTCTTCGAGGTCGCAGAACTCATAGCCCAGCATCTCGTCGTAGTCACAGGACACAGTCTCGTGAACAACAACTAGCGTTGGTGTGAGTTCAACGTTGAGCTCTTCTGCGAGTGCAGTTCGTTGTCCGGTAGCCGTTTTAAGAGGGACGAAATCCAGCTCTGCTTTTTCAGCGTCTGACAAACGATTGACGTACGTCTTGAGACGGTGGCAAGGAGGACAAGATTCTTGTTCAAATACATAAATGTGATAGCGTTTCATAGTGGATTAAGCAGGTGTACCATCGGTGTAATAAAAGCCGCCCGTGCAATTAGATTCGCTCGATGTACTGACGTGGCGACTATGTTGATAACAACGCATTCCACAATGATAAGTGATCATTACAGGTTCACCCACGACAACATCGTCAAGTGAGCTACACATAATCATTCGTACTTGTGGTGGCTTACGTTTGTATTGAATCTCTGCGTCATAGCAAAGATGAGGGTCTTCTTCCAAAGTTTTTGGATTCAAGACAGTGCGAATTGTAGGAGCGGAAACTGCAATAGCTTCCATCTCAGATTGTGTTTGGAACATTAGTCTGTAAGAAGATCCGGGTAATACTCTTTAACTTGTTCGATGACATACTCATCGCTTTCAGTTTCAAAGTCGTGGACAACCATATCTGCCACGATCCGGCATAAATCTTTGATGTCCATATCATCGACAACACGCCAGGCGTAATCATCAATGAGTTTGTCACGTTCTTCAGGTGTCATTAGTCTTCACTCCACATAGGTTTGGGGCGACAGCTAGTTACGCGGGCACAGTCAGGCGTTAGCTCAAGCAAGTTATTGATTGCAGTGCGTACGTCTGATGCCATCACGACAGACTTTTTATGTTGTCCTTGTTTGTTTGTATATTCAGCTAAATACTCTTTCATTTGCTAATTTCAATTTTGACATCAGGCAGATATTTTTTCTCTGCTAGGTAAACCTCAACTTCTCTACGTTGTTCAGGAGACAGATAGCCGAACATAATGTTCATAATCTGATTGATATAGAACGTAGGTGTTTCAGGTGAGTCCTGAGCTAAAGCTGAGTGACAGATGCACACTACGTCAAGCCAATCAGGATTCGGTGTCTTCATCTTCTTCTTCTTTAGTTAACTCGTCAAGTGTCATAAAACCAGCTTGAATGAGTGCACGATTAGCGACCCATTCATCAATAACATCTTCAATGCCAACATCTGCATACTGCAAGAACCAAGTACAGATGGCCCGACGATCAGTCAGGCTCATCTTTTTGTACGTGGAGATTAAGTATGAGTCGATATCAAAGACGAATTCACGTTCAAAATCGTCTTTGGCTGGCATCAGAAGGGCAGCTCCTCGTCGTCCAGGGACTTGACCTCAGCAGGTAGAACTTCGCCACCCGTGAGGGCTGCGTTGATTACCTCAATGCTGTCACGGATAATGCGTTCGACTTTTGCGGAGTCACGGTCACCACGTGCATCTACCAAAGCTTGGTAGGTTTCGTTGTCAGTGAGCTTGACACGACCGTCAAAGACGGAAGCAAAGCAAGGACGCATTTTGCTGTTGCCTTTCCAAGTAGAAATGGTCAGCAGGTGGTCCAGAGCATCGGCCGCGTAGGCACCCATAAGAGAGGTCACAAGGCACTGAGACCAGATGGTGGTAAGACCAGAGGTCATAAGGATTGAACGGCCTTGCTGGCTCTCCAGCATCAAGTTGAGCTTGTTTCCAGAGAAGCCGCTGTCTGCATACACGTCGTCAGCAACAGAAATACTGACAAGACGCACATTGCCGATACGGTCAACAGGCTTACCGGAAGCTTGCACAAGAGCAGCCTCTTGGCCATCGCCTAGATACTGGAAGTAAACGGCCTCGCTGTCTTTTACAAGGCCGACGCCGATCATTAGATCAGCAGTCTGCACAGAAGATCCGCCGCACTCAGACACAATGTCAAGGGCGGAAGTAGTCATAGCAGTAGTTGTCATGTTCGTAGTTAGATATAAGGTGAACAGCCCTTAATGGGCACTAAAACGGGAAACCGCCGTTAGGCGGTCAGGCCCCTATCAAGAGACGAGGAGGCCTTGGAGTTCTGCAATTTTTGCAGTTGCTATACATTCCAGAATCGTCCAAGCAATCTCTCCAGACACTTGTTCCTCGTCACAGAAGTACTCTACCGTATCCTCGACGAGTTGGAAGAGTTTGTCGTGTTTTTCTTTAGAAATTTCCATCGGTTATATGCTTTCGACACCCTATTAAAATAGCCGCTGTTAGGCGGCCATGTCAACTAATTGGGAGTATTAAATTACCTTTTTGCTCGACGAGAAGTACGAGCAGTTTTTCTTTCTGCGCGAGCAGCAGCAGCCTCAGTACGTTTTGCAGTGCGAGTAGTTTTTCTTTCTGCACGAGCAGCAGTTGCTGCAGTGCGTCGTTCAATCCGAGCAGCTTTTCTCTCTGCACGAGCAGCAGTTGCCTCAGTACGTACAGTTTTCTTTTTCGCTTTCTCGGCAGCCCTAGCTTCTAAAAATGCTTTACGTTGCTCCTCTCTTTTTTCAGCTGCCGCCGTACGTCTTGCAGTACGAGCAGTTTTCTTTTCAGCTCGCCCAGCTTCACGTTCAGTCCGACGTTCGGTACGGTCAGTTTTCTTTTTAGCTCTAGCTGCTTTTCTTGCTGCGCTACGAGGACTGCGGAGAGCGATGGCCATAATATAAGGGAAAAATCCTATTTAAATTGTATCAATAAGTGTCAGAGAGTTGTTCCACAGAGTAGCCAAGAAGTACAAAAAAGACCACTGAAGTAGTGGTCCAAAATAATTCAGTCATTAGAATCTTACAAATGTGTATTGAATAACAGGTCCGGAGTAAAATCCGTTAGACCAGTAAACGCTCCAATCACCAAATGCCAGGAATGATCTGGCCGGTGAGGGCGTAAGCGCCAAAAGCAGCGATGATGCCAAGCATGGCAGCACGGCCATTGAGCATTTCAGCTTTTTCGTTGTGGGTAACATAGTTGTCTTTCATAGCTTTAGAGTCGATGTACATTTTTGGTTCGATAGCGTAGGCATTAAGGCGGCCACGCTCTTCTTGAATAACAGTCATTAATATTTATTTTATATTTACACTATTTAATATAACGTAAGTTAACGAGCGACGAGAGCTTCAGTCAGCACATCAATAATATTCTCTAGTTCTTTATACTGAGGACTTCTAATACTCAAGTTGTGATGGCGATGCCTGTCTAAGATTGACCTGATAGTCAGGATTTGTTGAGTAGATAGATTCATTTCATTTAGGTTATGTAGCGTTCACAGCGACCGTAATAGTACTTACGATCGTCCAATCCATTGTAGCCACCGTTAACTCGGAGTGTAACTTGTTCCACACTAGGGTTAGTGTCGCATAGAGAGTTCATATTGTTGTTAGTCCACCAGAAACCAGCAGAGGTGAATGGGTAAACTTCGGCTACGTGATTTACACCGATGTCCATGATTTTGGGATCATTGCCGATGTAATCGGAGAATTTTTGGTAGTTATACCTACCAGTTAGTTGGATGTAGCCAGCACCTTTGTACTTAGGACCATCGCCAGTTTGTGTGTTGCCGATGTCTGTACGTCCTTCCAGGTACCAGCCGTCGCTCAGTTCTTTTTTCCATTTGCCACCACCGCTTTCGTGTGCGGTTTGGGAAAGGAAATGCCTAATACGTAGAGTAGTAGTAATATTGTATTTTTCCAGGCATCGATTAAGTTCAAGAACTTCGTGATCTCCGATGAGCGATTCGGCGCAGTTCCATACACCTGCGAGCTGCTGTTTGTTGACATATACTTGCGATGCTTCAGGCCCTTCTTCTACGGTAGGACCACTGCGGTACATCTCGGCAAACTTTGCTAGCGTTTCAATACCAATCTCATCTTGAAGCCAGTCCCAAGCTTTATCTTGGTGATCTAGTTCGCTGTAGTATTTAGCAGCATCTGTAAGAATAATCATTGTCTTCCTGGTTTAGGTGGAACAACAGGTGGCGGTGTTGTTTTAGTTACTCTTTTTCCTTGTGTAGCTAAGGTAGAGCCTGTTAATAAGGCTAATGTCGTAGCAATCATTGTTCCGAATGTTACATCGAAACGTTTGCCAAGTTCCGGGCAGGTTGCTCGTACTTCGTTAATAGGTAGGTTTGAACAGATTCTTATTCCATAGATAAGAACTAGAGCTTGCACGGAAAAAATACCCGTGAGTAATCCGAGTAGCCATTTCTCACGAGTTCCCATTGGTTTAGAAAGAGGGACTATTCAATTTTATCTTGTTCTTCAAATTCTTTTTTTTGTTCTGCTGCATACTTAAGTACACGTTCGCGTTGCTCTACGCTGTAAGAAGCACGAGCAATAGTAACGATGACTGCAAGAAATCCAGCGGCAGCAAGTCCGCCAAAAAGGATATCTCGTGCAGCAAAGAGGTTCCAGGTATCAGGCATGGTGAATAATGAAGTAAATGGTTGCGGTAATACAGGCAAAGAGAATGCCAGCTATTGCGGAAATAAAATCAGTCATGGATCACAGGTGCCAAGAGTATTTGAAATAATGTCGTAAGTAGATTGATGTAGGTCTTCAATAGTTTCTACGCCTCTGCCAGGGATAAAGATATCCATAACATAAGTATCGTTACTATTTTGATAACCACCTGCAACGCAGGCCTTTGCTTCAATAATAATTTCTTCTGGCCACGGTGGTCCTGTTGGGTCTTCACTTGCTGTTGCAGTTTTGTAGTACAAACCGCCAGTAACAATTAGACCAGCTGCAGCAATAGAAGTAGTGACTGCAAGTATTATTTTTTCTGTTTTAGTTATAGGGTGTCTAGTCATCGTTTGTCAATTTGTTTGATGATGATGTCTTGTGGAAGTAAATCACAGCAGAAGTAAGAACTACTAAAGGTGATTTTCCCTGAGACACTGCGGTCAGGTTGTATAAATTCAGTACGTCTATCTAGAAGTAATAGTTGGAGTCCTCGTTCAACAAACAGCTGCATTGGTGCTCTGTCATTAAGCCAGGTGTTAGCCATTAGCAGGGCGAATGGTTTACCTAGATCTAATGCACGCTGAAAGAATGCACGTTTGTTGGTGAACGGTGGGTTAGAAACAATGATGTCCCAGTAAGTAGGTTCATAGTTAAAAAAGTCCAGTCCATCGTCAATGTGACTATGGATGACTTCATTACCGTTGTCGTGAATGAGTTTGACAAACTCACTTTCAGCAGTGTCAAAAGGACACCAAACAATGGCATCTTTAGGTATAAATTCAAGTATCGGCTGGACAGCGTACGCAGGTGTATAACATTCGTCGTTCTTACCAGCCGAGTACATTAAGACTCGACTATCCAATTAAGCACCTCCCTAAGCTATATATCTCTCGCTTGGTGACAGTTGCGCCTAGACGTGGGTCTTTGCGCTTTGACTTACTGTGATACTGTTTCTTTAATTTAGGAAGCAATATATACAGTACATCGTTTGCATCAAGACACCATAATTCTACGATCTTTCCACTCTCAAAGCGAGCAAAGTAGTGGTGCTTGTATTTACCAATCTTCTCTTCATAGAGGTAAGTAACTTGTTCTTCCCAAGTAGGTTGAACGCTAATACCGTTGTAAGTTCCTTGGATATTCTTTTGTATGGTGGACTTGTATTCAGCGCCACCAGTTTCATCAAAGCCGTCAGCACCGCTGTA